ACCTTCTCTTGCTGAGCTATCAACCTGAGACGCTCTTCGTAAGATCGTGTGAGCGCCTTCAGGACAGACTGGTAATCCCACAAGGTGCCATCCGGCACACCGTTGCGTGTCTTGACTTTTCGCAAGCCGTCTGGCTGCGAGATGCAGATGCGATTCCACTTGAGCGTGCTAGTATTTGTCGCCTTGTCGTAGTCAGCTCCGGCCTTGTTCGACTGGATATTATACACCTCGTCGAAGCGAAGTGGCACCGACTCATCCGACTGGCCGGTAAGCCTCGGTACGATAGCTACAAGATCGCCTGCCTTATCTCGCTGTTCCTTCTCGTGGCAGACCATGACTACATGCTTGTCTGTGCTCAGCACCATGTCTACGAACTGCTCCACGAGGCTTCGCTCAGCGCCGTAGTCTTGTACCTTCGGTACGAGCATTCCGTATGATAGCGCTTGTTCTTGCGTCTTCGACTGGAAGTTGTACTCCTTCGTACCGAGAAGGATAACCGCCTTGGTCTGCGAGAAGTTGCTGAGCATTGTCCCTGAGTCAATCACCCAGCTGTCGAACTCGCTGCTTCGCTTCATCATCTCGTCGAAGAACTTGCACGAGTCGTCGTAGGCGTTGTAGGCTATCGGAATCGGCCCTTTGAACGACTTCTCTACAAACGAGCGATGAAGTATCTTCTGCCCTGGATACTTCCGCAGGAAGTCAGGCGCGAAGAGCGTGCCTAGTCCCCTATCGTAGTCAAGGAAGCATGGCCTCGGGAAAGTTCCTGCTCCATACGTTTTGCCGCTTCCTGACTTTCCCCAGGGCAAGACTCTTACGGGGTCTCCTGGCTCCCACGGTCTCCACTCGCCTTTAGGCGCTGTTGGCATTAGCTTCCTTTCCGCTTTTGAAGAATAGCGCTTGCGCGCTCGATGAAACTGAGATAGTCGTAGTTAGCATCTGCGTACTCAGGATCAACTCGATGTTCGAGTGCCCAGGCGGTCTTGTGTACCCACTGTGCAAGCTCGTAACATTCCTTTATCCTCGTCATCACGAGCATATCGCAGACTCGAAGCATCAAATTGACCATCTCGCTCGGCTCGACAGGAGCATCAAGACTAAGAGGAATAACCTGCGTGACCTCAAGGGTATCCTCTTCCTCGATTAGCTCGCTTGCGCGCTCGCGAATGAGCTCGGCGGTGACGTTAGCTGCTACATCATCCGTCTCGAAAAACGTCAGACGTAGCGTAGCAATGTACTGCTTCTCATCCGACATCGAGACGTTCGACTTTCCAGTCGCGAGATTCTAGCCAATACATGGCGTCTTCGCGGCTCATGTGAGGACTTAGCGACAGCGACGGCGCAGCCTTCACGACTTTCCCGTCGTAGACTACGAACGCTGTTCGAGTGAACATGCCCTTAGTGCATTGAAAGACCTGTAAAGGCGATTTCTGACCAAGATCTTTCATACGACCTCCACTTCGCATCCGTAGCGTTTTTCCAGGGTGCGAGTGATATCTTTGAGCCGACGCTTATGCACTTCGAGGCTTTTTCTGACAAGATAGAGCTTCGAGATCATACAGTACTCTGCGCGATAGCCAAGCGTGAACTGCGCTACTCGACCCCAGAGCTTAACCTCGCCGTAGACCTCACTTTCGTAATCGCAAAGCAGCTTGACTGCCTGCTCTCTTGTCTTGACTGCATGGATTCCTGCTCGATTGAAGATGTGAGCAGTTTTAGTCTTATCCGAGTCCCATAGCTTAGGGTCAATAGGCCTTGCGTCAGCCTTGAGTACAGGCCCTTCCCAGTCAGCGTGAGCAGCAACGGAGCAGAGCAGCCAGCCGTCGTCTGATTTACCGAGATTCCAGATTCGCCAGGCGGTGATAGGCCCTTCCTTCCTCGTCGGCCGTCTGCGCCAGATAGGAATCTGCGATGTGTCAGGATGTAGAACTGCCATTTGCTCTTGCTCCCTTATGATTGCTAGCGCCTCGTCGTTCTCGTCGTCGAACCATGCTTGACCAGGATAGATGTAAAACGTCTTCGCTAGTCCCGGCTGAAACAAATGCGAGAACGTCGTCATGTCAGTGGCGTCTACCATTTCTTGCGTAAAACCGTACCCGCAAGACGCGCAGACATACGTAGCTGAACGAAAGTCATGCTCCGTCTCCCTGCCGCATTGCAAGCACGGACAGTCCTTACTTTGCAGGGACAAGCTCGGGCGTCTCTACTGAATCTGGGTCTTCGATAGGCAGAGCCTCAAAAGGCACCGCCTCAGGGTCGCACTCGAAGATTTCTTCAAGATCGCCAAGACGCATAGATTACTCTCCGTACGCTGTGCAGGGACAGTTGATTTCTCTGCATGGTAGCCTATCAGTCTCATCCACCGGCCCGTGCAATGTTAGTGAATGGCCGCAGTCAGAGCAGAGATGAACTACGTACTCACTAGTCGTCGCGGTCTTCATAATTCCAGTGAGATACGACGTAATCCTGCTCCAGCCTGCTCTCGCGAGAAACGGGGTCGTTGAGTACATGAACTGAATGGTACTCGCACATTCCGTAGTTCATACACTTGCTTGTTTCAAGCCTCCAGATGCCAGTGCGCTCACAGCGTTTGATCTCATTGCATCGTGCGAGCACACCCTTGAGCCACTCGTCGATCTCAAACTGATTGCGGGCAGTCAAGTGCCGCTTGAACTTCGTTTCGCCTGACTTGTAAAGCCCAAGGGCATTTACCATCGCTCCACCGACTCTGCGATTGGTCAAGCGGCCAAGGCCCCAGATATATCCTGTCATCTGGTTGTCAGGCTTGTACTGCTGGAAGTAGTACGTCGAGTCGTCTTTTCCTAGCACCGTCGTCGTCTTGTGATCGAGCACGTAGACTGTCCCGCTAAACTCAATCGCAGCGTCAATGATGCCGCCGTACTCGACGGACTCAAGGGCTTCGTTACAGTTGCTACACTTGCCGGTCGTGACATCATCTTCACTTGCGTAGCCGAGGATTGAGCAGCTCTGGCACTCAAGGTAGAATCCTGTAGGAATTGTGAAAGCCTGCTCGACGATAGGCCCGTCTGAGCCTTCGAGTAGCTTCCAGGATTCCTTGGGGTATTCTCTAATGTAATTCCCGAGAACCTTGAGGGCATAGTCTCGCGTACGGAAGTCGTCGCTCGGCATTACTTCAGGCCAGCGAAGGAAGACCATCTTGAGCGCCTTCTCAAAATCGCCGGTGCGATACCACTCAGCGAGTCCGGAGTGAATGACGGTTCCGAAAGAGAGTGATGGCTTACGCCGCAGCGGAACGAGTCCACGTCTGATTCGGAGATCGTACTTTGCTGGACAAGTGAACTGCTCTAGTGTGAAATTATCTACTTTCATTTCTTCTCCTTTTTGGCGCTAGACTCCCCGGTCCCGCGTGGGGCGGACCCCAACGCCGCCCGCGCGATACCTAAGAGGTGTACCGCCTTGACTAGGGCATCATACTGCGGGGCGCTTTCGCCTACGGCGCTCTCCGCAATCACGAAGCCCAGCGCCGCATCCGCGACTCGTTCTAAGCGGGCGCGGAGCCCGTCTGGGGCGAAGATAGACCCCGGTAACGGCGCACACGGTGCTCCTTGGTGGCGGACCCCACACGCTGCGCATCGCTCAAGTCGGGGCGCGTCCCCGGAGTCGGGCAGCAAGACGCCATGCGCGAGCAGCCACTCGGCCTTCTCCTGATTCGTGCGATACGGCGGCACGCGACTCAGTTCGTCGAGCATTGCGGCCAGCCGCTCCGGGCCCTGCACGGATTCGGTCACGATTCCCCCGGCATTGCGTTGACGATCTGGCGCGCCTCATCAGCAAGTTCACCTGCTTGGCGCGCGTGCCCCACATCGTCGTCCGGTAGTTCGGCAGCCAGTAACAGCACCGCTTGCGCGAGCTTGATTACTGCGTCTCGTAGGTCTGCACTCATGTCGTCTCCTTTTGGGCCGCGGCCGCCAGAAGGTATTCACATCGAACGGGCACCGTGATGCGCTCGCGTTGACCTGGATAGCGACCAACTGGCAAGTCAACCATCCCGTACACGGTGGCGATTCTTGCTAGCCCAACGACGTATGAGACAGTCATGCTGTCTTGGGGTGGCTCGGGTTTATAAAAACTCGTTTGCGTGACTAGCGGCTTAAGCGCCCGCCAGATGTTCTCCAATGTGAACACGAGCGTCCCGTCGTGTGCAGAGCCTCTGCGTATGCGATACTGTGGTATGACTGCAGGATCGAATGTGATATGATCGCACTTCACGCCTTGTAGTTGTAGCCACTCCACAGGATTGAGGTATTCACGATGCGACTTCACTTGTCCTCCTGGGCCGCGGCCGCCAGAAACGCCGCCAGCCCAGCTAATCGTACTTCGTTACGTGCAATCCGTTCGTACTGGTCAATAGCGTGTTGTGTGGGGCTCGCGGTGCAGTCCTCCGGTAAGTCTGGAACGGCAACGTCGAGCATCGCTTCTACGCAGGCCGCGAGTCGTGCATCGACCCGCTCGGCCCATTGTTCGTTACAGGCTTGCGCGTGCCAGCGCCCACTCAGGGATGGCCCATCGTCGCAGTATGCGTACCGTTCGCACTCGCGGGGCGTACTCGTCCGTACCTGCTGAACCGCCGCCACCAGCTGAGTACGGAGATCAGACACTGGGAACTCGCGCAAGCACATCAACTTCGCGGATGAGAATGAGTTCCTCGTCCTCGTGCTCGATCTGTGTGCCGGAGTACTTGCCGTAGATAACTACGTCTCCGACCTTGAGACTCATCGGAATTATCTCACCGTCGAAGCCCTCGACCTTTCCAGGACCTACGGCAATGATAGTTCCTCGAACTGGCTTTTCCTTGTGGGCTTCGGGAATGTAGATATGCCCTTTCATCTCCGACCCCTCGATAGGCCGAATTGCTACACGGTCACCAAGAGGTTCAATCGTCGTCGTCATGGGCCCACCTTCGTGAATGCTTCTTTCGCATTACGTGCGTAGAGGGTCTTGAGCCAGTGGTCGAGCTTCCCGGCTGTCTCACGGATGTTCTCTGCGAGCTCTAGTGCGTGCGCTGAACTCGGATCGAGGAGAGGGACGATAGAGTCGATAGCCTCCTCAATCTTTCTCGCTCCACGCCGAGATTCGAGCAGGGCCTGCACAGCAGCCTCAACTACTCCTGGCTGTGCTCTAAGGAAGTCTGGCATTTGCCTTGTCCTTCGCTTTCTCAATGTCAATGAGGAGCGCGTCGCGCTTAACTACGCGAAGCACGTATGCATTCTGCTGCCTGTCGAAAAGGAGCGCTCTGCATTCTTTGTGCAGCATTAGCCACATGCTAAGACAGAGCGCCCCTATGAAGCCACTTCCGCTAAACGCGAGATAGTCTTCCTTGTTAGAATGCGCGAGCGTTTCAGCGATCTCCTCGATGAGTCTGATGTGCTTGAAGACCGGAAAGTTTCCTCTCGTAACTGGACGAACGGCGCCGAACTTAGCGGCAGATTCGTAGTTATGATCTGCTGCCATGTTCGTCAGAAAAACAACCACCGCTTCGCGTTCAGTCATGCAGGAATCAGCGTCTCCTCAGCGAGTTCGCCCTTCTTGAAGGACTCGAAGAGCTTCATATGCACTAGCGCTCGCTCCATCTGCTTGTCCCGACTTGCTTCCAGGAACTTAATGGTAACTGCTAGGAACTGCCGCCTCGCAGCGAGCTTCACAGGTTCGAGTCCGGGATTCTCTTCCATTGCTGCTTGAAGAGCTTCTATCCCAGACTCGTACCCATGAGCTTTCCACGCAGCGTTCAGCGCTCCATCGCGAAGGAACTGCTCGCGAAGTGGAGGATTTACCTGTGAGAGCAGGTACTCAGCCACCGATGACCTCAGGAAAGGTCGCGGTCTTGATGCCCTGCGCCGCCTCGT